CAGACGCAGTAATGGCTGACCAACTGGAAGTAATGTGCCCACATTGTGCCGAATCATTTTACGTGAGCCGTAGAGAAGTAACCAAGCGAATGGATATGTAATTCATTTCTAAAGATACAAAACAATGAGTACGAAACAGGACACCTCAAAAAGGATGATGATAGAAGCGTTAAAAAAGACGCTTGGAATTGTTACAACTGCAGCCTCACAATTAGGAATAAGCAGGAATACGCACTATACATGGATGCAAGAAGATTCGGAGTACAAAGCCGAGGTAGATGGTATCGCAGACATGGCTATTGACTTTGCCGAATCAAGTTTACAACGGCAGATTCAAGACGGAAACACTACGGCTACAATTTTCTACTTAAAGACCAAAGGAAAGGAACGTGGCTATGTAGAACGCCAAGAGGTAACTGGAATTAATGGAAGCGGAATAGTTATACAAATTGTCGACACTCCAGGCGAATAAAGTTTTCCGTCACCTTGAAATGAGCAAGGCAAGGATTGTAGTTGAGCAGGGCGGTACACGTTCGGGCAAGACTTACAATATCCTAATATGGATTATATCCTATTGCCTGCGTAATACGGGTAAGACCATAACGATATGCCGTAAGACTTATCCGGCACTTCGTGCTTCCGCTATGCGTGATTTTATTGAAATATGTTATACTATGGGATTGCCCATGGATGGTATGCTCAATAAGTCCACATCAGAAATTCGCATTAACGGAAACCTTGTAGAGTTTATCGGGCTTGACCAACCGCAAAAGATTCGTGGGCGTAAACGGGATTTGGCTTTTGCAAACGAGGCCAACGAGTTAAGTAAGGAAGATTTCTTTCAGTTAAATATCCGTACACGGGAGCGTTTCATAATGGACTACAACCCGTCAGAGGAATTTCATTGGATTTACGATGAAGTACTGCCCCGTGATGACTGCGACTTCTTTAAGACCACATACCTTGATAACCCGTTTCTTACAACGCTGGAGGTAGCAGAGATTGTCCGTCTGCAACAAACTGACCCTTTCTACTGGACAGTATACGGATTGGGAGAACGTGGCGCAAATCCCACCACTATCTTTCGTGCAAATGAAGTAAAGAAGATTCCAGAACGAGCAACGCTTCTCGGATACGGGCTTGACTTCGGTTTTACGAACAATCCTTCCTCGCTTGTAGCCGCATACGTTGATGGGGACAACCTTTATTTTGATGAATTACTTTATCAGACCAACCTTACCAACCAAGACCTTGACGGAAAGTTTAAGGAGTTAAACCTTGTGAAGGGAGCAAGAATTGTCGCTGATAGCGCAGAGCCAAAGTCCATTGAAGAGTTACATAGGAGGGGATGGAATATACACCCATGCGATAAGGGGACTGGCTCCGTAAACCTTGGTATTGACCTTTTGAAGCGTCATATACTAAACGTAACAGTTGGGAGCATAAATCTTATTAAGGAGTTTCGTAACTACAAATGGGAGCAGGATAAAAACGGAAAGGCGTTAAACGTACCCGTGAAGATGTTTGACCACGGAATGGATGCTTGTAGGTATATTGTTATGAATCGCTTGAGCCGTCCTAATAGCGGAAGTTACTCAATCAGATAAAAATATTTCATAATTGTTTTGCACAGGTAAAAAACATTACCTATCTTTACATATCAATAATCATAACCACATTAAAACCACACACAATGAAAATCAGCACCAACGTAGAAACGATTCAGCAAGTAAGGGAAGCGATTGACATAGACCTTTTCTACAACCTAACTATTCGGGAATATGAAATAACCATGCAGGGCGATTACAATAACAACCTATTGGTTAATTTAAGAAAGGCAGGATTTGAGGGTTTCACAATAGACGAAGGGGGCTTTACAAACTGCCGCCGCATGTTTGAAGACGTAATAGTTAAAATCACATTATCATAGAAAAGGGGGTAACTCCCCTTTTTTTACGCAATAGTTTTGCAGGAGTAAAAATAATTTCCTATATTTACATATCAATTAACCACACACCACATGTACAACGTAGACCTATTTATTGAAGCCACGGAGGCTTACAGGGCAGGGCTTAAAGCCGAGCCGGAATCCGCACAAGTGCAAGAGTCAGCCGCAAAGATTCACGCACTCGCCGCCGCAGGAGGTTTTACCTACCACGATGTTGCTAACGATGTCAATCAAGAAGCCCTAATCTGGCGTATTGAGTCATATCTAAACCGCAAGTAACATGAAAGTCTTAGAGGTAATTTACGCACAGAGTTGCATAGTCTACACCGAAGAGTATGCAGAGGATATTGCAAAGCAATTCATAAAGAATTGTGAAGACGAGTTAAAACCAGACATTTTAAAAGACGCAAGGGGTTTAGGTTCCCAATTGTTACTCCAATACTTCCAATGGAATAATACACCAGAGGGGGTCGCATACTGGGACAGGATACACGAAGACTTCATGGAGTACGAGAGAAACGTTTGGGGCGAATTTAAAGAAACAAGAAAATGAATCAGTCAGCAGTAGAATACCTAATCGCAAGGGTATTGTCTAATCCGAACATGACGCAGGAACAAAGAGTAATGATTTTCAAAACGGCAAGGGCGATGTTCCATGACCAGATAGAAAACGCTTGGTACTGCGGGAAAGAGAAAATGTATTTAAGCGCAAAGGGTGATGAAATCCCTTGCGACCACGAAATGGACTTTTATTATGAAACCTACGCTAAGTAGATGGAGAGCCGTAGAGGACGGCATCTTTCCATCCGAAAATTTACACATAATAGTATGTGTTCCAAATAAGGATTACCAGCTTAATCATTACGGGCTATTCTTTGAAGCCGAGTATTACGCAAACGAGTTTTATCATCCGTATGTTGGGCAGGATATTATAGGCAAATACAATGGGGTAAGCCATTGGTGTTATTTACATGACTTAAACGAGGATTTTGAAGGACATTGAATTATTAAGGCATCGGGCTATCAAGTTGGCGAAGGAGGCAAAGAACACAAACTTTGTGTATGAGTCCGGAACGGCATACTACGGATTGCCAGAACGACTATCAGAGAAAAAGCAAGCCATGATAAACGCCACACTTATCTGGGAAAAAGAAACCTTTAACACCAACGAGAAATGAGCAGCATTGACTTTTTACTTACAAAACTTGATGAGGTCGTAGATGGTAAGGTTCTTTTTCACCTACTTAGTTCCGGAGTAGTAGACGAAGCCCGCATCATGCATAAGGATGAAATAAAGGCTGCATTTAATTTTGGAGGCGAATACGATGACAAGTGGGATAGAATATCAGAGCAGTACTATAACGAAACATTTGGAGAAATAAATCTTATGGAACCTCCAAAGCATCAATAAGTTGTATATTTATACTATGAAATATGTAACCAATGCTACTGGAAATCCTTGCCCGAAAACACAAAGATTGGGTTAGGATGGTCATTAGTTTTGGTTGTCCACCAGACCTTGCAGAAGATTTTGTGCAGGAAATGTACTTGCGGCTACATGGATACGATATAAAGATTGAGAAGATTACTTACAACGGACAAGTAAATACCCTTTTTATCTACCGAACCTTACTGCGTATGTACCTACTCTACAAGACCGCCAAGGAAAAGGTAAAATACGTTGATTTAAGCGCACTTGAAGATATAATAGACCCGAACACGTCGCCCGAACATGAAGAGTCGTTTATGGGGCTTATTTCAAGCATGGAGGAAGAAATGAAAGGATGGCACTGGTACGATAGCAAGATGCTACGCCTTTACGTGGATAGCGGAATGAGCCTACAAAAGATGTCAAACGAAACTAAAATCACTAAATATTCAATTTATCAAACCTTAAAACATGGAAAACACAAACTTAAATCCAAATTCCAAAAAGACTACGACTCGTGGAAGGAAACCAAAGGGGATGGGTGATACCATTGAGAAAATTACCGAAGCTACAGGTATCAAGGCAGCGGTAGAATGGTTTTCAGAAGCCACAGGAGTTGACTGCGGATGCGAAGGGCGAAAGGAGTTTCTAAACAAAATACTCCCATACAAGCAAATTAACTGCCTAAACGCTGATGAGTATGAGTTTTTGACTCAATTCTTTTCAGAATTCAAAAATGAAATCAAAGCGGAGTCTCAGATGCCGTTAGCAACAATTCACGCACGGGTATTTAACCATACGTTCCACAAGCCATGCACTTGCAGCCCAAAAGAGTGGAATCGTTATATCACGGAAATTCGCTCTGTATATGATGCGTATGAAAAAGACAAATCGTAGTTACTTAAGTATGAAACTTGAAATAACAATCCCCGATACCCTATCGGAACTAACGCTGGCTCAATACCAGCGTTTTGTTCGTTTAGAGGGGGATGAAGAGTTTTTGAATCATAAGAAGTTGGAAATCTTTGCTAACGTGGACTTGCAAAATGCAAGGAACATAAAGGCATCAGAGGTTTCCCGTATTGCATCAAAGATTAATGAAGTCCTTTCCGAGCGTGTTGAGTTACAGACCACATTTAGTTTAGAAGGAGTAGAATACGGATTTCATCCGAATCTTGACGAAATGCTTTTCGGTGAGTTAAAAGACATTGAAGAGAATATTACGGACTGGCAGAAGATGCATATCGTAATGGCTGTATTATACCGCCCTGTTACGCAGAAAATTAAAGACCGCTACCGCATAGCCGATTATAACGGAACGTCGTATACAGAAGACATAATGAAGCGTATGCCGTTAAGTGTAGTGCAAGGTGCGCTGGTTTTTTTTTGGCGTTTAGGAATAGACTTATCAGCGCATATCCTTCAATCTTTGGAGCCGGAAATGAATTCAATTATAGCCGTGAAGGGCAGTTCGCAGAACGATGGGGTTGGTACACACTCTATTACTCCCTTTCTAACGGCGATGCACTCAAATTTGAAGAAGTTGCACAACTCAACGCCAAGTTTGCTCTAACTCATTTAACGTATCAATCGGAGAAGTCCCTTCTGGAAAGCCAAATCATAAAAAGTAAGATGCAATCATGAGAAACGTATACCACGCCCTTGACGCTATCAAAACATATTTAGAGGCGCATTCGCAAATCAGCATGGTTACTTATGGCGACTTATTCCAGATTGACCTTAAAAAGCAAAGCATATTCCCGTTAGCACACATTTACTTTGAAAACGCATCTATTCCGGCACAAGTAGTACAATTCCAAGTAGGCATCGTATTCATGGATATTGTAGATGAAACGAAGCAGGATGTCCGTGACCAAAACGAACCATTTTACGGAGTAGACAACGTAATGGATATTCATAACACCATGCTTGCGGTTGCTAATGGACTGGTTCAACAGGTTCGTAAAGGCAACTTATGGTCTGATGGTTTTGAATTAGAAGGCGACCCAGTATTGCAGCCTTTCCAAGACCGCTTTGAGAATCTACTTGCAGGGTGGACAATGACCTTGACTATCAACACAGAGAACAACGAAATTTCAATATGTTAAGGCAGCAAAACGTTGAGACGGCTCTTCGCAATTTTGCGGAGCGAGTAGTGCGTGCCACAAAAATAAACCTTGGTGCTTCGCAAAGCATTAAGGGAAACGATGGTATTGTGCGACGCAGGCGTATTGACAATAGCGGAGCGTTACGAAATGGTTTTGGATACGACCTTGGAGTGTACCCGAATAGTTTTTACTTAGCGTTTACAAGTTTGGAGTATCAAGAGTACGGCAAGTTTCAAGATTTTGGCGTTAGCGGAACTCAATATAAAGTCCCGACCCCAATAGCCAATAATAGTTTTTCGTTTAAGAGCGAAGGCGTAGGCAAGGATATGCAGGAGTCAATACTCCAATGGATGAAGACAAAGCCAGTCCGTCTACGGGAGGTAGGTACGGGTAAATTCAAGAAGTCAAGTCAGTCCCAATACAATAGCGTTGCTTACTTAATTGCAAGGAGCATTAAGCGTAAGGGTATTGCTCAAACACTTTTCTTTTACCAGCCGTTTAAAATGAACTTTGATATGCTCCCGAAAGAAATAAGCGAAGCGTATGCACTTGATGTTGATGAATTCTTAAAGCGAACTTTAAAATAATGGGACTACCTATTGCTACCTACCCGACATCCTTGCAATTATCAAGGTCGCCGATTTTTATTAAACTTACAAAAGGTACTGCGGTCAACGATGGATTAGTTAGTGCTACTCTTACCCTGCGTATTTTTCAAGGTAGTAGTGCTTCCAGCCCAACTCCTGACTATGTTTTGGCTAAAACAACAATTAACGATGCACCTATTGTATTTGAAATAAGTGATTTAATACGGGAGAAAATTACAACCATACTTAAAAATGGTGCTATATCTGATTTTGAATTAGCAACAACAGAGGATGTGTGGTGCAAGTTTACGTTAGAATCTGTTTATGTAAATGCAGGAACACCGGCAAGTGGTTTAATAGTAAGTAATCAATCTTTCCTTTGCACCGATGGTTGGCTTCCCTTTACCACTCAGTCTGGTGGAATTGTTGCCGGTGCGGGTCTTATTACAAATCGCACCATACAGGTATTTGAGGGTTACGAGCAGTCATTACCAGCCTTGTATGATACCAACACAGCCCTTAATGGCGTTCTGTATAACGTAAACGGAACAGATTATTTCTATGTACTATCTGATGAATTAGGTTTTGCAAACACCAGTACGCAGTCTACTCAAAAAATTATTTATATCCCCGCTGGAGTAAATAGTGTTGACTCGTTTTTAGGCGTTGAACCCACACAGGATTACACTATTTCCTTGATTAGTGATAGTGCCGCCGTTAACTACAAAGCACGGGTAATAGCAGACGGAGGTACGTGCGAGGGATTTGCCTGCTTACGTGCAGCACTTGCAGAACTTGGATACGAAGAGAACGCTACCGACTACAATTATCAGTTGGTATGCGAACCTAAATACACACCAGTGCTGATTACATTCATAAACCGATATGGAGTCAGCGATGCATTAACCTTCTTTAAGGTAAGCAGCCGTGCAGGAGTGTTTTCACGAAGCAATTATATGCCGCAATTAAATGGCACGTCGTACAACACCAGTCAACAGGTACAAGTCCAAAACTTTGATATTAACTCAAAGGAGGTTATTACTTTAAATAGTGGATGGGTAGATGAAAACTACGATGATGTTATTCGTGAGTTGCTAATGAGCGAAAAGGTATCAATCAATTACGAGGGTAGCATATTTACTGTGAACCCGTCTGATACCGCTATGCAGTACCAGAAGCACATTAATGACAAAAACATTAATTACACTCTGTCCTTTGAAATCGCATGGGATATTAGAAATAACGTGCGATGAGAAATAAGGTTAGCATCTTTATTGGTAATGATGAGTTAGAAGTTTTTCAAGACGAAGACATTGTTATAAATATGTCTGTGCAGAATATCCGTGACATTTCAAAGGTGTTTACGGACTTCACGCAATCGTTCAGCGTTCCAGCGTCATCACGAAATAATAGGATTTTTAGTCACTACTACCGGACAGATATACAATTCCAATACGATTGGAGGTTAAGAGCTGAGGGAAGGATTGAAATTAATGGCTTAATTTTTCGTTACGGCACCATAGAGTTAGAAAAAACACTTTTACGAGGGAATACTCCTTATTCCTATAATATCACGTTTTATGGAGCCGTATGCAATCTAACAGACCTATTTGGGGAAGACTATTTGTACGACCTTGATTTGTCGGCATACAATCATCCATACGACCAAGTATCAGTGCATACCGGACTTACCGGAACTGGATTAGGGGATGGAGTAATATACCCTCTTATTACGCCTAAAGATGTTTGGTTTTACTATGGCAATAGTACCAATAGCGACCCTAACAATATTTACTGGCATAATCAAAACCAAAACCACGGAGTTCAATACTACGACTTAAAGCCCGCAATTAAAATAAATGCAATTGTTAATGCTATAAGCGCAAAATATGGGGTAAACCTTAATATTACAGACATTAACGATTACGAATCATTGTACATGTGGTGTCATCGGAATGCAGGTTATATGTACAAGGATATACCAAACGGGATGCCTTGGACAAAGTTGCTTGCTCCGGATAACTATGCTTCGGTTACAATTGATTATTGGAATTATGTAGATAGTACTTTTGAGCCGCAAGGAGCAACTGGTTCCGGGCAAGTATGGCAGTTTGTTGTTGACTTGGCGATGGGTGCGTATACGAGCAATTACAATGTAGGTCTATTTGTAGACGAAGTGCTTATTGCCCAACAAACGCACAATGCAAACGGGCAATGGACTTTTAACGACATTTTTGTAACAAACGGCTCGTTAGTTTACTTTGCTATTCAGCCGTCAACAAATGAATCTATTTCAATCGATGTACGTGAAGTAATCGTATCGCAGATGTTTGCCCCACAAGACGTTTATGCTAACGCTTATAATTCCACACCGCCGCAAAACATTTCGGGAACTGTTGACATATCTTCTTTAATGCCACAACAGAAGGTTGCTGATTTTTTAGCAAGTCTTGTAAAAATGTTTAATCTTGTTATTATTCCAATATCAAATACTAATTTTACAATTCAACCATTAAACGACTGGTATGCAGGAGGTACGGATACTGACCTGTCCCAATACTTTGATATTAGGGAAGTATCAGTTGAGCGACCCGAATTATACAAGCAGATAACCTTTCAATATAATGAGACGGGAGCAATTACGGGTGAGCAATACCGACTGACTAACGATGTTGGTTATGGGGATTTAAAGACAACCTTTGTATTTGATACTTCGGAGGAATTAAGTATTGAACCGCAGTTTGACCAAATGCTATTTGGAATCATGCAAGACCAACATACAGGTCTAAATACAAATATACTTGCTGGTTACTCCATAACTCGTGAACTTGAAACTTACATAGGCCAGCCCTTTATCTTCTTTGCAAATGAAACCTACTTTATAGGTGATAACCCTATTTCATTTATTGATGCAAGTTTAGATATTACCGGACACAATGCTGTTGAAGTTGATACAATTTGGTATGCTAACTCATCTTCAAAGCCCACAAACGGAGCCACAACCTACTCTACAAACTTTGGAGCAGATATTGACCCATATATTTTACAATCCGTAAATAACTCGTTGTACAACGTATACTGGAATGATTATATCAGCGACCTGTACGACCCCACAAGAAGGCTTGTGGTTGTCAAGGCAATAATGCCTTTAGGTAAGATTCTTAATTTTGACTTGGCTAACAAACTTATTTGGAACGGGCAAAAGTGGATTGTAAATAGCGTGCAGCTCAACCTCACAACGGGACAGGCGGACTTTGAATTATTAAATGACGTATGAAAACGGGATACATTAGTTACTTAATAGAAGTTCTGACAAGCGATGAGTTTTACGGAGCATCAGAAACGATTGAAATCGCAAAGGGCAAGCACTATCTACCAACAAAGTTTGGCGATGTTAAAAAACAAATGAAGCGGGTATGGCTACAAAGGAAGTAGTAGAAATTGATGTAAAAGTCAACAATGGAAGTGCGCCAAACGTATTAGCCAAAGATATTCGTGGTGCTAAAAAGGCAACCGAAGAACTTACCGATGCTCAAAAGAAGTACAACGAAGAGCAAAAGAAAACGCAGCAGAAGCAGCAAGAAGTCAAGAAAGGATTTAATGACTTTAAGCAAGCGGGTAGTTCAGCTATATCTGGATTAGACCAGCTTACCGGAGGTCTTGCTTCTTCAT